TCTTCCTTGAGCTTGAGTTTCTTCATGGCCACAACGATTGAACTGGCGTAGATAAATCCTTGACCACCCGAAATCTTGTCATCAGGATCAAACATGTCCTGACTTGCGTAGGTGTGATTGGTACACACCAGGCCCACATTGTAGCTACCAAACATGTTGACACAGTTACGAACCAGGGCAGTGAGTGCCTTGGGCTTGCGACCCAGGTCACCTTTCATTTCGCCTGCTTCAAACTGGTTGACGTCGGTGGGTGTCAACAGCATGCCCAGACTGTCGATCACAAACATCACCTTGGGACGCTCGCCTTCGGGCAGGGCCTTGTAGTCCTGCATGAATGTTGAGATTGTTTTGGCCACATCGTCAATCATGGCCATGCTCAATTTCAGCAGTTTGTCTTGGCTGGTGTCCACGCCCAGAGCCTTGAGCCAGGCTTCGTCCAGGGCGTTTTCGCTGTCGACCAGAACCACATAGATGCCTTGTTCTTGTGCGTTCTTGATAATGTTGCCGGAGCAGATGTAACTCTTGCCGGCTCCAGATTCACCGGCAAACACTGTGACCTTGCCCAGCGGAATGCCTTTGTTGAAGTCTCCTGAGATCAGATAGTTCAAGGCATAGTTGCCTGTGCTGATCCAATCTGTGGGATCATTAAAGCCAATGCTGAGTCCTTCAATGCTTTTTGTAATTTCCTTACGGAACTTGCTTACGTCAAATGCTTTTGCCATTCGTTTTTTCCTTTATACATATAGAAACACACAGGGAACAACTCCCTGTGTGTAACGTCAGATTACTTCTGTTGACGTGAACGAATCATGGCCAGAATGTCTTCGGCCTTCTGTGCTGGCTTTGGAGCAGCAACAGGTTCAGCAGCAAAAGATTTTTCTGCGTGAGCAACATCTTCGTCAAAGTCCGCAGCAGGTGCTGTACGTGCTGCTGGAGCAGGTGAATCTTCAGCAGCAGAGCCAGCAGGTGCATTGACACCAGCAGGGCGGAAGTACTGACCCCAACGTTCTGTGTCGTAAGGCTGTCCATCTACTGACGCTTCAAACATTTCCTTGATCACCTTGAGCTCAACTGCGCTGGGCTTCTTGGGCAAGAATGTGCTGAGATCGTACAGGCCATGTGTGGCCACAGCGGCCTGTTCAGCTTCGGTCAAGGCCGATTCTTTACGAGCCCACTTTGATGTGTTGTAGTCTGCATATCCGCCCTTGCTGGTCTTGGCAACACGGAAGTCAAGTCCACGCAGCATGTCAGTTGGCAATTCTTCCAACTCAGGATCCATCAGGGCACCCTTGATCAAGGTGAACAACTGAGGTCCAATGATGAACTTGCGAATAGGATTGTCCGGTGTTTTGTCGTCGCCGATGGGATTCTCACGCACAAAGCCCTGGAAAATGTAACTGCGCTTTTTCCAGTATTTGCGACCCATGTCTTCAAGACTCTTGTCCTTGAACCAGGTGCGTACTTCTGCCAAGATTGGGCAAGCATCGCCCCACATCTCAACGCATGGCACTTGCACCATGACTTGTTTGGAATCCATCTCACCTTTGACGCCATTGAATGGCAGTCGAATCATTGCTCGCTCTGCCCAAAAGAATGTGTTTTTTGTGTTACCGTCTGGCAGGAAGCGGAGTACGGCTTCTTTGCCTTCTTCCATGTTCCAGTGAGGGTAAATTGATCGGTCGCCTCCACCAGTGGATTGACTACCTTTGTTGCTGTCTGCGGCCTGTAGCCGTGCTCGGATTTCTGCTAATGTTGCCATATTGTGTTGCCTTTCTTGTGCGTTAATATGATTTAAAATTTAAGTAAAACTTAAATGCTGCCTACAAGTTATTTTAACACAGCTTGTCTGTGTTTCCTACCACTAACGGTAGTGAACTTTGCCTATCTAGTTGTTTACGGAAGGGTGTGCCACTACACGCCCTTCTTTGTTTTATTTATGTTACTTGAGCAGAGCCAAGGATTTTATTCTGGCCAACACGGCATCGCCTTCACGAGACTCATACATGCCGCCGCCGCACTCGGCCAGGCCGTGTTCTGGGCAGTAGGAACCTTCCTCAGTCATGTTGCAAGAACCTTCCACGACCGGTGCATCAAATCCGCTCATGACTTCGAATGTGGATGTGGCATCAGCTTCGGGCACGGCCCGCATGGCATGATTGCCAGTTCCAAGTTCTTGATCCAGTCTGTCACCTACCCATTCGTACGGATCACCTGTGCGAGCCTTGGCAATGCCATACGGGATTTCGCCTTTGTCTGAATAGTAATCATACAAGGCTTCATACAAATCGGTATCAAGGTCAGCGCCTTGCTCAAACTGTGACACTTCGTGTTTGAAACGGTTCAGAACATGCATGAGTGTTTCGCCCGATTCGTCCAGCACACGACTTTCGGCCACTGGCATTCCGGCCATTTCCTGCATGCGTTGCAAAGCGTCTGGACCTTCTGCCACAGCTGGTTTCTGTTCAGGAGCGACTTGTGGTTCAGCAGGATTGCCGGGCGCAGCGGGTTCGGGCATTTGAATGCCCAGTTCAGCCAAGCGATTCATAACTTCTGTGTCGTTGAAGGCATTGGCTCTGGGATCTTGAGCAGCCAGTTCTCTCAGTCGATCAAACAAGATGTCATCGCCCACTAGGTCATACAGTTGCTCTGTTGCGTTGATAGCATCAGGGCCCACGATCAATTCTGATGTCATGAGTGTTTTGAGTTTGTCCAATTGCTCGGGAGTCTCGGGAAGATTCCAGGTGCCTTCGGCCAGGTTGTTGATCCACGATTCAAATATTTCTGCTTCTTTCATGTCATGTCCTTGTTGTATTTTGGCCAGCAACGGTAGTGCCTGCTCAATTCTTGTGTCAATTGTTTGTTCCACAAACAATGTTTTGATGTTTTCCACCAGCTCTTCTTGCTCTGTGATATCCGCAGGATGCCAGGATTCAAAGTATTTTGAGTATCCACGACTGGTGCTCATTCTCTTGAGATTTTCACGTAGCTGTTTGTAATAGACCTGTGCCTGCGATACCACTTCTTGGGTGACGCCTTCCAGAACTCTGCCGGCGCTGGCACGATTGAATCTGCTAAGTGTAGCAATCTCACTCACCATTTCAGTCAAGTGGCAACCGCGAATGTCATAGGGCTTGCCGCCCTGTCGCACATGTTCCAGCATGGCTCTACCACCTGAAAGATTTCTAAATCCCAGTTTGAAACATTCGCCATCTGCTGTTTCCACAAACAAACTTTCTACATGGCGGAAACGTGCATCGTTTTCGCCCAAGGGCTGACTGTGCTTGATCTTGAGTCTGGCCTGTGTGGGTGCTCCGGCATAGCTGATGTTGCGATTGCCATAGTAGCCTTCAAACAGGCCTTCTTGTATGGCAGCAAGGCCTTGCATGGTGTGCTTGAGTTGGCTGATATCTGCTATGGTATGTGTCCAACGATTCATTGTGGCTTTTTTGCTGAGATGCTGTATAAAGTCAAAGAACTCGTTTTTGTCCGTGCCTTCCATGGTACGTCCCAGATTGTCGCCGTACATGATTTTCATTTCGTTGTCCGAATCCAGCACAATGACCATGGTACCATAGTTTTTGCCCGATGCACCTTGATAGTCAAAAGTGAATGTTTTGGCATCTGGTGCGTTGGTTGGACGGCCTGACCGATCCAGCATTTCTGGATGCAAATCGCGAGTTGCCAGCAGATCCAGCAGTTGTTGTGATAGTGTATTCTCTGTAGCCATAGTTGTGTATTTAGCGTTATCGAATGATTGATATAAACGGCATGGGTTCTATTATGGAATCCCCATGATCTTTCATGCGTGAATCTAGATCTGCATGATAGGTCTGCAACAGCATCAGCATGCGAGTAACTAGTAGGCTGGCCATCACAAGATCGTCAGTTTCTCCAGGTTTGGCAGCATAACTTGAGCCGTGCGCCACAAAGGTTTTTAGCTCACTCATCAGAGGTTTAGAATTGATTTTCATGCGTCCAGATTCCACCAGGATCTTGAACTTGCTGCAAGCCGACAACTTGCTTTTGTTTGTGGTGGTAAAGCCCTTGCGGAATCT